GTACGTGACCGAGACGGCAGAAATGCATTTTTCTCCGGCCTTCGGGGTACGCACCAACATTGCCAATCTTTAGAACAACTTAGCGCGTATACGTTGCAGAAATTTCTCGGCACAAGGGCACTTCTGGGGTGTCGAGAGACGGATCGGGCGGCAGTCGCAAGGCTGTCGCCCGTCACCTGTTACCTTCCCAAAACAACCGGAGAGCCATGCTGACCGACCTCGCGACTGTGAAGCGTTCGCTGAGCATCTCCACAATGAACAGCGATCAGAAGCTGTCGCTGCTGATCCCCGACCAGACGCAACAATTTCTTGACGAGACGGGGCGCACTACAGGGTTTGACCTGCAGACCTATACCGAGACCCGCGATGGACTCGGTGCGGACACAATGCAGTTGATGAACTGGCCGGTCCAGTCCATCACGTCGCTGACAAAGAACGGCGTCGTGGTCCCGCAGTCTACCGGATGGAATGTTTGGGGTTATCAGTTCGATGCGTTGGGCAAGATCACACTGCTCTGCGATACGTTCAGCTGCAATCCCGGCATCACCTTTGACCGCAAGAATGTGATCGTGGTGTACGTCGCAGGCTACCCCACGATTACAGTGGCGAACGAACTGCAGACGATTCCGACCGGACCGCCAGCATTTCCGCAGGGAGCGACCTGGCCGCCAGCGAACACGATTTTCGCGGCGCAGCCAAACTGGCAAAGCGACTCCAGGGTTTTCTATTTCGTCGGAGGATCGCAGCTGACCGCGGTGAGCGGGCCTCCAGCCGCTGGCCAGTATTTCCTGTTAGGAAACGGCGGATACCTTTTCAACGCTGCGGACGCTGGCAAGCAAGTACTGCTCAACTACATTGCTGCAGGCTATCCCGCAGACCTGGTGGGCGCCGTGACGCGCATGGTTGCGCTGCGCTACTACCAGCAAGGCCATGAAGACAAGAAGCAGGACAAGCTGGCTGAGGGTACGACGACCTATTCGAAAGAGGCGTATCCCTCCGACGTTCTGCGCGTGATCAAAAAGTACAAGAAGGTGTTCGCACTTCCAGGATTCTGAAATGGCCAAGGCCTTCGATTTCGTGGTGAGCGGAGACAGTGCGGTGCGCGTCCGCATCGAAGGCTATCCGGACCGGCTCGTGCCGCTGCTGGTGCGAAACCTGAATACGGTTCACACCCAGCTGCAGCGCTACATTCAGAGCGACAAGCTGAGTGGGCAGGTCCTGAAATCGCACACCGGGAACTTGAAGCGCAACATTCTGCAGCGGCCGGCTACGGTCGAGGGATTCAAAGTTACGGCCGGAGTCGGGCTCGGCGCGAACGCGAAGTATGGCCTGGCTCATGAGTTTGGCGCGCATATTCCAGAGCGTACTCCCGTGAACGCGAAAGCGTTGTCGTGGATCGGGGCGGATGGTGTGCGCGTTTTCTTCATGCGTGCTCGAGCCTTCAATCTGCCGGAGCGGAGTTTCCTGCGTTCGTCCTTCACCGAGTTCAATCCCAGGATTCAGGAATCTGTGCAGTCCGCCATGCAGGAAGCGCTATGATCTACGTCCCGCCGACTCGTGAGACAATTTACGCCGCGCTGTTTGCCAAGCTGGCAGCCGCAACACTCGGCGGCAATCCTGCCTTTGTGACGATGGGTCGGGCCCTGCAGTCCCAGGAGCAGATCAACACGATCGAGAAGCCGGCGATGTTCATGCTGCAGGTGGACGAAGAGTGGAAGCAGAACAATAGCGGCTTGCCGTATGTGGCAGACGCGCAGCTAGAAGTCTACATCTTCGTGAGCCAGCCCGACGACCTGGTTGCTCCTGTGCCGCTACTCAACAATCTGGTCGATGCGGCGCTCGCCGCAATCGCTCCCGGACCGCCTCCCGGAAGCAAGCAGACACTTGGAGGCTTGGTCGAGAACGTGGTGTTGCGCGGCAAGGCGGAATACAGGCTTGGACTCAAGGGCGTGATCAATGCATTCGCCGTCTTCCCGATTGTGATTATCGCGCCAAATCTGCAGCAGGGTCTCGGCTGAGAGATGCTCTGGGATTCGTGCTGCCTTCCCAACGGAACCTGGTTTTGGTGGATGAACTCGAAGCGCGGCTGGACGTCCTGGGTCATCGACGATTCTGCAAAGCATGGCAGGGGAACCGAATATCGTATTGCGGTGAGCGTAGGGACCGTGACATTGTTTTCACATCAGAAATATTCTCAATTCGGAACTGCGAAGCTAGCCGCAGTGGAACTTACGGCACGCTTGGAGATCTGCCCGCTCGACAATCCCGTGGGCCACTTCTCGAGGAAAACTACGGTGCGAGGTTCAAGATGAAGATCCTTCGAGTGCTCGGGTTTTTGCTGGCGACCGCCCTGTGCAGTCTCGGTCAGTCGGTGATGATCGATCAGTCGTTCAGTACCGGTGCGACTGTTTCACCCGCAGCCGGAGCCATCTCGATCAGCGGCACGTTCGCAACTTCGACCAACCCCTTCGCGGGGATGAATTACATCAAGCTTGAATATGTTCCGCAGAATGCAAGCGGAGTCACAAGCTGCACCGTCCAAGTCGACAGTCAGGATGCGAACGGAGTATGGACCCCTGGCGGCGCAATCGCTTCGACGAGCTGCGCCAGCCAAAACGTTACGCTGGCCGGTCCACTCAGCGGAAGCGGTCTGCGGTTGCAGGTCGTTGCTAATTCTACTTACCCGATCCGTATTCGATTGACCGGTGGGCTGACGACCTTTGCGACGGCTGGCAGCGGAACGATCACGGGAGTTACGGCCGGCACCGGATTGAGCGGCGGCGGAGTATCCGGAACGGTCACGCTAAATCTTGCAAACACCGCGGTAACGCCTGGCAGCTATACCAACACAAACCTTACGGTCGACCAGCAAGGCCGCATCATAGCCGCAGCGAACGGCAGCGGCGGTAGCGGTACGCCATGCACCGTCACCGCAGCGTCTCTCCAATACAACAATGCCGGAGCTTTTGGCTGCGTTACCTATTTCACCTTTGCTGGCAGCACGATCACCGGAGTCTCTGGCGGAATCCTCGATCTCCACAGCCTCACATCGGGCGGACTGCTTCTGCCCGGGGCACTGCCGACCGGACTCGTTTCCGTCACGACCAGCACGGGCGCGATCTCGAGCGTTGCGATGACGCTGGCACCACAGTCGACCGGCTTCACGATCGCAGGCGGCACGACTTCGAAGACATTGACGATTAGCAATACCCTGGCCTTTGCGGGCACGGATTCATCGACGTTGAATATCGGAACTGGCGGGACGTTGGGCACGGGCGCATTTGCAACGATCGCCAACTATTGCGCTTTGAGCGGCGGCGCGAACTGCACGATGACCGGCAAGCTGATCACCGTGGCCTCGGCTGCCGGTGGAGCTGGCCTGAATCTTCCGCACGGCGCGGCGCCAACCTCGCCCGTCAATGGCGACTGCTGGACCACAACGCTCGGCCTCTACTGTCAGATCAACGGCGGCACGGTTGGGCCTTATGGCACGGCGACCGCGCTATCCTTTCCTGCAACGGTTTCTGGTACGACGACTTCGGGAGGCATCCCTTATTTCTCGAACGTGACCACGCTGACATCCTCTGCAGCGCTAACACAGTACGGTGTGCTGTTTGGCGGTGGGGCGGGCGGGGCTCCGACATCTTCTGCTCAGGGCGCGCTGAACATGCCGCTGATTGGCCAAGGTGTGGCCAATCCGATCTTCTCGACGATTTCCTACCCGACGTCGATGGCTGCTGGCAGCATTCTTTATGGCGGCGGCGCGACCTCGATTACCACGTTAGCCTCGACTGGCTACAGCGTCCTGATCACCGGCACGACAAATCCGCAGTACTCGACACCGACCGCGAACGGCCAGTGCTTCATGAGCGCGGCGAGCAGCTTTGCGACAACGGTGCCAAGCTTCCAAAGTTGCCCTGGTGGGACGCCTAGCTTCCCGGTTACAATCGCCGGCACAGTAACCTCGGGCGGGATTCCCTATTTCAGTTCGACCACCGTGGAATCCTCGAGCGCGCTGCTGGCAGCGAATGGCTTAGTGCTGGGCGGCGGGGCAGGGACTGCGCCGTTTACCGCTGCAGGACTATCGAGCAATGGAGTCTCGCAGTTAGCTCTTGGCGTGGCAGGGACCTCGGTCGGATCGGTTCAGTTTAACAATGCGACCTCCGGCACGATCACGCTGCAGCCGGCGACCGGCGCTCTCGGTTCGATTACGTTGACGATGCCGGCGTTCACGTCGACGGTAGTTGCAGCGGCGACGAGCGCTACGGCAACGCAAGCTCTCTTTGCAACGGGCACAGCTGGGCAACCCGCCTACCGCGCGATTGCGACCGGAGACCTTCCGACGATCTCTGTGACCATTGGCGGCACGGGTCTTGCAAGCCCTGCGGCGCACAGTCTGCTGGTGGCGGAGGGTGGAAGCAATTTCAACCTAGTCACGTCCTCATCGACGAACGGTTTCTACCAATGCGGTTTCAACGTCACAGCCTCGGCCGCGGTGGATCCGACCTGCGCGCTGCCCGGCATCCCGATCGACGCGACGAATCCAGCTACCCTGCTCTACAGCGATCGCGGGAACTATGTGAACTGGACGAGCGGCAGTACGCTCACGCTTCCGGCGATCAGCGGGCAGTTCGCATCGAACATGGCATTTGTTGTGGCGAATGGATCCAGCGGCACTCTCGCGATCACGCCAACGACCCCGAATAATATTGACGGAGGAAGCAGCCAGGCACCCGCGAATATCCTCAAAAACTTTGCTGCCTTCACCTACTCAGACGTTGCTGGGCCTAACTGGTACACGATTCGAGTTCCCACATTTGCGGCCTTCGGTTCGACGTGCGGGAACCCGATGGCATGGTCGACCGTTGCCGGATGGACGTGTCTCACTGGCACGAGTGGAGGCATTCCATACTTTTCAGGAATCAATACCTGGGGCACGTCCGCTGCTCTGACTCAGTACGGTGTCGTGTTTGGCGGTGGAGCTGGACAAGCTCCAACCTCTAGCGCGCAGGGCGCGCTGAACATGCCCTTGATCGGTCAGGGCGCAGCAAACCCAATCTTCTCGACGATTGCTTATCCAACCTCGCTGACCTCCGGTGGAGTACTTTACGCTTCGAGTACGACCGCGATTTCTGGCTCGGCTCTGCTAGCCGCGAATGGCTTGGTGCTTGGAGGCGGCGCTGGCACCGCGCCGTTCACGGTTGCCGGCATCACGAGCAATGGGGTATCGCAACTTCAGCTCGGAGTGGCCGGGACCTCAGTAGGCTCCGTTCAGTTCAACAACGCCACCTCGGGCACCGTCACGCTGCAGACTGCGACCGGCGCGATCACTTCGTACACGATCGACTTGCCTGTAGCCCAGCCAACCTCTGGCAACACGTTCCTGTCATGCACGGCAGCGAACCCTGCTGTTTGTACCTGGAACGCTGGCGGCGGCGGCACTGCATTCCCTGTAACTGTTTCAGGAACGGTGACGCAGGGCGGGATTCCCTGGTTCAGCGCGACGACGACCGAATCGACTTCTGCCCTGCTGACAGCGAACGCCGTCATGATCGGCGGCGGCACGGGCGCGGCACCATCGACAATCTCGGCCGACACGACCACGACTCATGCGCTGTTTGCTACGGCCGGAGCGCCGGCATTTCGCGCGATCGCAGCTGGCGATTTGCCAGGTGTTCCGATTAACGGCGTCATAAGCGCGACAGGCGCGATCACTGCGATTGCCCTTGGCAACAATCCGCTGGGATTTACTTGCGCGCTGACGAGCGGCACGACTTGCTTGAATGTGACAGAAGCAACCGCTGCCACGACAGCGGGCGCGGTAAATATTCAGGGCACGACGCTGACGACTTCCACTGCGATCGGCTTGCAACTGACGCAAGGTGCAGCGGGTCCAGCGAACGCAGCTGCTCCGAACGTAATCACGATTTCAGCGGCAGCGGCGGGCGGTGCAGCTGGAGCGTCGAACAATGGTAGCGCGGGCGCGGCCATCTCGTTGTTGACTGGCGCAGGATCGGCAGGCGGCGCGACGACAGGCGTCGGCGGGGTGGGCGGCGCGTTCACGATCACGCAAGGCGCGGGCGGCGCAGCTGGCGGCACGGCCACGAACAACGGTGGCAACGGTGGCGGCGTTGCGTGGACGACCGGCGCCGGAGGTAACGGCGGAACGGGCGCAGCCACAGCAGGCAGCGGCGGCAACTTCGTTGTCACTCTCGGGGCACCAGGCACGAACAGCGCGACGGGCACGGCGGGAGCAGTCGGCCAGTTTCAGATTACCGGCAACGCTCCGGCTACCACGGCTAACGCGGCTGGTGTGGCGGCGGGGACGATCTTCAACCTTGTCGGAGTGGCTGGCGGTCCCAGCTCCAATGCTGCGGGCACGGCTGGTGTCGGTTCTACGGTATCGATCAATGGCGGCATCGGCGGCGCAGGTACGGGCACCAACGCGGTCGGCGGCGTAGGTGGCGCGATCAACAATGTCACCGGGAACGGTGGCGCGTCCGCTGGTACGGGCGCGAACGCCAGCGGCGGAAACTTCACAGTTACGCTCGGTAAAGCCGGAATCGGCGGATCGGGTCTGGCGGGAGCTAGCGGGCAGTTCATTATTTCTGGAACGGCCATTGCGTCTTCGGCCACAAGCCCAGGCTTGTCAGCCGGAACGCTCGTTCTGATCAATGGCTTGACCGGTGGCGGAAACTCGACGGCTACTGGTACGGCCGGTGTAGGTTCACTGGTAACGATCAACGGCGGCATTGGCGGCACTGCCACAGGTGCTACGGCTGGGACCGGTGGTGCGGGCGGCGCAGTGTCCTTCGTGAGCGGCGCGGGCGGCGTCGGATCCGGTACGGGTAGCGGTGGAGTGGGCGGCGCCGTGAATCTCACCGCAGGGGCCGGTGGGAACTCGGTAAGCACTTCGGTGAACTCAAACGGCGGCAGCATCGTGCTGACGCCAGGCGCGGCAGGTACGGGCGGTTCCGGGACAGCAGGTCTGCAAGGCGTGGTACAGATCGCAGGCACGGGAGCTGGGTTCTACGGTTTTACGCAAGGCACTGCGATTACAACGGCGAACACAAACATCCCAGCGAAC